GTGGTGGATCAGGAGCAAGCTGAAACGTCGTGACCGACAAGGCAGCTAGCGAGTGGGCGGGGGAGCCTGTCGGCAAAGACAAGCTCCCCCGCAACCTAATCAGCCAGTATCATGAGATGGCCTTCACCGACGTCATCCCTCGCGCTGGCTACGCGTTCCGCTCTATACCCGAGTGGCTGCAGGTTACCTCATCAGCGATGGATCGGTGCTATAGCCTCGCCAACACAGTGCGGGCCGACGCAGGCCTGTACGCCATGGAGAACGAGTTCACTGACAAGATGGGAGTCTGCTGGCGGGACAAAGGCATGGGCACGCTCGTCCAAGACCACGACCTCATCGTCAGTAACCCTGAGCAAGCCCGGGCTCTCGAACCTTATATGGTCAATTACGGCCACCTCGTCGCCGCGTTCATCAGCGACGCATCGAGACCCGACTTAGACAGGTTCTTCTTGGACGCTAGCCTACCCGTGAACCGGGGAAAAGGCAGCCCGTACTGGATACCTGGTTCTGATGAGGGAGCCGCCATCGCACTGGGCAAGCTGGTCGAATCGTCGAGTAACATCGATGAGCTCAACCGTCACCTGACGCGTAGCGGACACGCTATCATGCCCCCCACGATTACTAGCTATCTGCGCATACAGTCCGGACGTAGCGAAACGATCGTGGTACTCCTGGCTGACGGGCGCCTCGTGCGCACTGCGCTAACACGTAGAAGGCCGAAAAGCCGGAAGATTCAGGCGCTCCCCTACCCGTACAACTATCCGCTAGCAGGCGCGGTCAGTACGATGCGTGAAGCAATGAAATCGATCGACGACGGCAACGCGGGCATGGTGGCTCCTGTGATCGACGCGTTCCGCTCGTACCGATACGTGATCGCGGCCGATCTAAGCACGTTCGACGACACAGTCGCCGTTGAGACGCTCCACCTATTCCGACGCCACATCATCGAACCGACGTACCGAGCCTTGACTAGGCGCGGTTTGCTGACCGAATCGCGCGCCCGGCTAATGTTGGACATCGATGAGTACATCCAGACACTACCGGTCCTGACACCGCCATCCAGCGTTGATCTCGGGGCTCGGCTAGTCAAGAAGGTGGGCAGCATCACGTCAGGTGAGCTACCCACCAGCTTCAAGGGCACCGTAATCAACCGGCTACGATGCGAAGCCAAGAGCAAGCACCTTGGTCTTAAGACCAGGGTGTTCAATCAAGGGGACGACACCGTCGTGATGAGCGATGACCCTAGGATGCGCGACATGTGGG